ACGGATTCTACTCAAAGTTGGAAGAGGCACAGCAGGCGGTCAAGGATAAGTCAGGCTGGGTTGAGCAGGTCGGCAAGATGGATTATGTCGATTATCAGACTGCATACAACAAGGGATATGATTTCGGACAGGGCGTAGAGAACAAGGTTTTTGATTTCTTTGGTGGTATTAAGGATCTTGGAAACAGCGGAGACACCGGAGCATTAGGCAGTTATGGAGCCGCATCTGATATGGCTGCGAATGTTGCCAACATAGCAGGTGATACATCGAGTATCTCGGATTCGCTGGATGTTTCGGAAGAGGATCTGAAGTATCTGCGAGACATTGCAGAGCAGGAAGCAATCAACCGTTTTACGACGGCGGAAATCAAGGTGGATATGTCCGGGATGAGCAATACTG